GATTAGCCACGGGCTGAGCGAGCGCACGAACAAAGAGCTGGACCACTTAATAGAGCAGATTAACGCCGCCGGGTTCCAAGAATGGGAACGCCTGGCCCTGGTCCAGCATATCGAATGGGTGAAACTGTTAAAAGAGCAGGACTCTTAGTATATTTGTATAGTGTTCCTCTCCACATTACGAACATGAACTATTTATTTGACCCTATAGGCGGAGCGCGAAGTGGAGAGCGTGCCGAGCTTATGGGGTTTTTTTGTTAGCAATGGCTGAGAATAAGAAGAGTTTTATAATGTACTGCGACTGGGCAGAGACATTTAACTGCCTACCGGATGACAAGGCGGGCGAACTGATTAAACATATTTTTAAGTACGTCAATGACGAGGACCCGCAGACCGAGGACATTCTAATAAATGCGGTATTTGCGAACATTAAGAACCAGCTTAAACGCGATCTTAAGAAGTACGAGACGTTTATAGAGCGCCAAACCCGAAACGGTCAGAAGGGAGGCAGACCCAAACAAACCCAAAAAACCCATGGGTTATCTGGCAAACCCAAAAAACCCGATACTGATACTGTTACTGATAATGATACTGTAACTGATATAAATAATAATAACTCTAACGAGTTACCTCAGCCGGACGCCTTCGACAGCTATATAAAGACATGGACCCAGGCTACCGGAAGAACCATAAAGAGCAAGCGCAGCGAAGTAGCAAAGACCGCTATAAAGCACTTTAACGCCCGAATAAGGGAGGGCTACACCTTGGAAGAAATAACCAGCGCTATAAATAACGCTGCATCAGATCCGCACCATTCAGAGAGCGGCTATAAATGGCTTACTTTAGATTTTATCCTGAGACCTCAGCAGCTGGAAAGGTGGCGGGAGGACGATAGAGAGCAGAGAAAAGAGGCGGACATGATAAGCCAAGTAGCAGCCATAGCCGAACGCATTGAAAAGGAAAGACAATTAAACACTAACACCTAAACACCAAAGAGAGATGACACAAAAAAGATTTTTTGAATTAGTATACGCTTGGAAAGATGGCGACCTTACAGGAGATGAACTGTACCAAAGAGTATTTGTTTTATCTAATGTTGTAAGGCAAATCGAACAGTTTTATTGCTCCTCATATAAAGATGGTGAATGGAGGTGTAAAACTCAATGCTTAGAATGCACAGGAGTTGAAGAACAAGCCAAGCAATAAAATTGCCTACAACACCCGCTAACACCAAAGAGAGATGAACGAACGAATACAAGGCAAAAGCGTAAGCGAGCTTACCGAGTTCTTTAGCGCAGTATGTCGAAAAAACGACATTACCCTGCCTAACCTGGATATAGTAGCCGAGATCATTGTAGACCTAAAGCAGTTCCATGGCTCGGTTAGTTATGCAGACCTACAGTACGCTTTCCGTAACTGGTCTAACGGAATGTTTAAACAGCTCCGCAGACCCCGGAACCTAAACGCGCACTTTATAGGCGAGGTATTAAGAGAGTTCCAGGAATTTAAAGGATCGGGCGCCAAGTTAGAGAAGGACAAACCGAAGGCAGTAAAGAAAGAATTTACAAGGGAAGAGAAGCACAGCGAGGCAGTACAAGCCTTAGCCAATGGGTTAAACGTCTTCCGTAGCTCCATACAAGGGAACAAGCAAAGCAGCATTATAGCCCGTAAACTCTGGTCCGCATGGGTAACGGCGCGGGACTACGGTATAAGCCTACCGACCGAACCTACCGACTACTGGGTACAAAAGGTAAGCGCTAAGGATATGGCCAATATGAACCCAGGCGCCTGGGAAGAAGTAATAAAGGCCAGGAATACAAGGGGCGAGGTAAAAGAGGACCCGGAGGTAATAAATAAGGCGGCTATTATGTGCGCCTACTATGACCAAATAGGCAACCTTCCTACTCTGAGCTTATACGACCGCCGAAATTAGTAGCTTAGTTCTGTGAACTTTAGGGAACATAGAAGGCTCCAAATGTACCTAACAGCTTGCAGAGCTTGGCGGGCCTTCAAGATGACCCCTAAAGAATTTCTAACCTATCCGATATCTCATATAATGCTATACGAGGACTTCCGCCAAGAAGTACACACGGCACTATTTAAGGGACCGGGCAAAACGGACGATAGGTTAGCGGACCTGGACCAGCACGATCTAAGCGTAAACCAAATAAGACGCCTTGAGATTATAGCTCAACTCTTTGAGGGCGGGTACTATTTGAAGGGCTGTAAACGTCTACGGGTAATATGATAAACCTAAACTTAGGGGACTGCATGGACGCAATGTCCAAGATGAAAGATAACGCCTACGACCTTGCTATTGTCGATCCGCCTTATGGCAGTTCTGCTGATGCTCTAAAAAAAGAATTTGATAATTCTAACAAGCGAGCCGCAAAAAGAAAGTTTTACCATCACTTTAAAAATACACCTCCGAATAAAGATTATTTCAAACAACTTTACCGAGTGTCTCGAAATTGTATTGTGTGGGGGGGAAACTTTTTTGGATTAAAGGGAGGAGTTATTGCCTGGAATAAAAATGGGACTGCCTTTGGTGAGGGTGAAATAGCACTATGTACAACTCACGCGTCTGTAAAGTTTTTTGAACATACTTGGAACGGTATGCTTCAGCAAGACATGAAGAACAAGGAGAAGCGAATCCACCCCACCCAAAAGCCCGTAGCCCTTTACAAGTGGCTCTTAAAGAACTACGCAAAGGAGGGGGACAAGATACTGGACACGCATTTGGGTTCGGGTAGTATTGCTATAGCTTGTTATGATGGGGGCTTTTCCTTAGATGCTTGGGAAATAGACAAAGAATACCATGCCGCCGCCGTAGATAGGTATAACACACATATAAGCCAGCTGCGCCTATTATGAAATACCAGCTTATCACACCCTATTGGGAAGCACCAGAGCCAAGAAGAAACGAAGAGCTGAGGTACTGCGAAAGACTAAACCGGGAGCGGTTCGATACGGTAATAATGCCCAAGGGCCGACCAACGTATAAAGACCTTTTCACCCTTTGCTCTGAGGATGCTATTAACATAGTAGCCAATTCAGATATATACTTCGATCACAGTATAAAGCTCTGCGACAAGATGCAGCCTAATGACTGCTACGCATTAACGAGATACGAGAGGGGTAAACTATGGGGCCGGCCTTGGTGGTCGCAAGACGTTTGGATATTTAAGGGGGCGGTAAAAGACCGACTACTAAAGCAGCCAATAGACTTCCGCCTGGGCGTGGCCGGTTGTGATAATAGAATAGCGTATGAGATATGGGAGGCGGGGTACGCGATAACAAACCCTTGCCTATCTATAAAGACCTACCATAAACACGAAAGTAAATTCAGAACGTACGACCGCGAAAAGGAAAAGATAGCCGGACCGTACAAACTTTTAAGACCAATACAGCTATGAGAGTTCTACACGTAGGCCTGGGAGGCCCCGAAATCGACAAAGCCCTGAGAGGGTTAGGACATGACGTCCACCGGATAAACTGGCGGGAGATACCGAGCGCCCAACTGATCTACCTTACTAAGATGGTCCTAAAGGAAGCCCAGAGCTTTTTACCCGATGTTGTATTCATGCAGATACAGACGCCCGGCATAGTAGAAGCGCGGTTAGTGGAGGGCCTTAGAGAAATGGGCTGCGTAGTAATCAACTGGACCGGGGACGTAAGGGAAAACATAGACTGGTATTTAGAGCTGGGGGACGCCTTTAACGTAACGCTGTTTACCAATGGCACCGACATAGACAAGTTCAAAGAGAAGGGACTACCGGCGGACTACTTGCAAATCGGTTACGATCCTGACGTATACTACTTAGACGGAAGAGAACGAAGGACCGAGGGCGTAGTATTCTTAGGGAATAACTACCGAAACAGATTCCCAGAGAGTGCAAGACGCGAAGAGGTAGTAACGCAATACCGAGAGAAGGGCCTAAGAGTATTTGGCGGTAACTGGCCAAAGAACAAGAACGGACGAACGACACCCAAGACCGAGCGCATTATTTACAATACAAACCGCTGGGCGTTGAATTTGGACCACTTCGACCGGCCGTTATTCTATTCCGATAGGGTAATAAGGGCGCAGGCGTGCGGAGCAATCATTTGCCAGATGGGAGAAACCGACATAACAGCGGAACACCCTTTGAGCTTCATAGGCTACCCAGGCCATTGGACCGAGGAAATGCCGAACCCTAAACAAGTAGCGGACTATACGTACGAGTACCATAGATGGGCGGCGCGTATACCGAGGCTTTTAGAGATAGTAGAAGACTACGCCTAATTTTGTATAATAGTTACAATCTATTATGGCGGGACACAGCACAAAGGCGAAAGGGGTAGATAGGCGGAAGAACCCTTATAGGAACTTCTTTAGGGAGAACGTAACAGACGAACAGCTACGGGCTATCTGGCTTAAGGTATTGCAGGCCGCTGAGGAAGGCGATATAAAAGCACAAAAGGAAGTATTCGACCGTCTGTTTGGACGGCCAGACGTTAAGGTGCAGGCAGACGTACAGCAATTAGAAAAGATAGTACCGCCGTGGATGCTGGATAATGAAGGTAAATCCTAACCTCAAGTTTTTACGCGACAACTACCTAACCAAGCGTATACTGGTTCTGCAAGGGGGTACGCGATCGGGTAAGACTTTCAGCGCTATACAGTTTCTTATAGAACTGTGCTATAAGTACCCTAACGCGGGAATGGTCATAACCATAGCCAGGGCAACGTATCCAGCTATACGCGGGTCCGTGCTTCGGGACTTCATAGACATACTAAACAGCTTTGAGGCGTACCGGGTAGAGAACCACAACAAGACCGAGAGTACCTACCTACTGGAAGGGAACCTAATAGAGTTTATTTCATTAGACCAGCCGCAGAAGGTTCGAGGGCGTAAAAGGGACCTGCTGTTTATCAATGAGTGCAACGAGATAACATTAGAGGGCTGGAACCAAATGCTGTTTAGGACCACGGCTTGCGCTGTTATCGACTTCAACCCGTCCGATCCTATCCACTGGATATATGACGAGGTACAAACCCGGAAGGACAGCGAGACGCTTATAACTACCTACAAGGATAATCCGCACTTGTCCGATGTGGTCAGGGCCGAAATAGAACGCTTCAAGGACGTAGACCCCGACTACTGGAAGGTATACGGCGAGGGCAAAAGGTCAGCAGGAAGGAAGGGACAGATATACACTACCTGGCAGAAGGTCCAAGAAATAGACTGGGCCGAATGTAGTTCCATTACCTACGGCGTTGACTTTGGGTTCACCCAGGACCCGACTTGTGTAGTAAAGCTGGGCCGTAAGAACGACCGCCGCTATGTAGAAGAGATAGTATACGAGAAGGGCCTAACCTTGGACCTATTAGCCGACCGGATGAGAAAGGCGGGAATAGACGGAGGCGATACCCTTATATGCGATTCAGCCGAGCCGCGAAGTATTACCGAGCTTAAGCGCTACGGGTTTAAAGCCATAGGCGTAAAGAAGTCTAAAGACTACAAACGCCATGCGATTTTAGACCTTAAGAGGTTAAGTATCTTTGTAACTGCGAATAGTAGAAACATTTGGGAGGAGGTTACTTGGTACGCTTGGGAGATGGACAAAGACGGGAAGCCGAGAAGTCCAGAGCGGCCTATAGATGCCTTTGATCATTCGATGGATGCGATACTATACGCAAACAGCGTTAAACCCAGGGAAGT